TGCAACATTGTTTTTTAAGCCAACAAAGCTAAATTCTGTGCCGTTTTTGCCTCTAATGGCGTTTTGAGTTATCTCATAAAACTCTGTCAGACCCATTGCTACGATTTGATCGCCTAAGAGCTTGTGAACAGAATCCTTGATAGATGTTTGAAATTCCCTGGCACACAAGATACGAGTAGCTTTGCGAGCCCCAATAATAAGGAGAGCCCTAGCAATGCCCCAAGACTTAGCGCCACCACGCCCACCATAAAGAACCTTATAGCGAGATTTCTCGAACAGTATTGAGAGTTTCTCAGGAAATTCAACCTGGGAAATGATTTGGTTAAGTGCTTCACTCACTTGGTTTTACAAAGGTTACTTGGATTCCAGTAATAGCTGAACCATCAGGGTTTTCAATGGAAGTAGCCTGAATTGGCTTTCCATCCATTCTGTCCATGATTTCTTTGACAGCCCAAGGTTCGCCTTCTTCTGCCGCTTCAACCAGCTTTTCAGCAATAGACCTTAATTTAAGGGCATCATTTTGCACAAGAACTTTACGCAATTCTCCATAGAAAAGCTTTCCTTTTCTTGCATTGTCATTGCCCATCATCTTCTGAGCACGAGAAATGTCTGATTCAGTTGTCATGTCTTTGAATTATTTGCCTATTTTTTGAGCAAGTTGCCTATTATTTAAGCACAATCTTTATTCATTTGCCATAGAGTCGCTATTTGCTTCAGCTTCATTAACGCCATCAACAAATTGAGGGCTGTTAATCATATTGGTATATTGGTCTTGAAGCTCTTGTGGCACTCCTGGCTGATATACGATTGCGCTTACATCAGCTTGGAGTTGCTGTTCATCCTGTGGAGTTGGATAAGGAACATAGATATTGGGGCTTGTCATTCTTGGCTCACAGTTGTTTCAGCAGAAACTTCTTCTTCAGGTTTAGGTATTTGTGGCAATGCTTGACCATGTAATTTAGAAATAATATGGCCTACTTCTGTATAAACGCCATTGCCTAAGTGTTTTAAGATAGTATTAATTTCTTCAAGGGTTAAATTCAAATTAATCATTTTTTGCCTTTCTTAGTGGTTTTTTTGGCGGCTCTTGCTTCTGAATAAGCAATAGCGACAGCTTGCTTTACTGGTTTTCCAGCCTTAACTTCAGTTTTAATGTTTTCTTTAAACGCTTTGGGGCTTGCTGATTTTTTAAGCATATTAACAATTCCAGTTCTTTAGTGATGCCTTGGCTCTTTCTGCTGGGCCTTTGGCTTTTTTAACAACGCCTTCCATCCTTGCACAAAAAGATGCTTTACGACCTTTATCTTTCTCTGTTTTAGGATTTGGGGCTGGGGCTTTTAAGTTACTACCATTTTTAGCGTTATATTCGGCACGACCTTTGGCAGTCATTCCTGCGCCTTTATCAGTAGGATTGTAGGTCTTTCCCTTACCAGTAGTCTTATGAGCTATCGGCTTGTCATGTTTTTTAGTAGCCATGATTATTTCTTTTTCGCAGTTTTAGCTGATTGTTCAAAAGCTTTAGCTGTAGGTGCACCTTTTGTGCCAGGCTTACGCATCTTCTCTACAGGCTTACCTTCTGCCTTTTCTTTCTTGATCCGTTCCTGCTTTTTATGAATATTTTCATAGAGTCCAGGTTTAGTTGCCATTTCTTTGCTCCTAGTTGTTGCCTTTTTTAAGGCTGGTTTGCCTTTAACTGCTGGTTCTTTTGCAAATTCTGACCAAGATTTTAGTATTTCATCAGTAGTCATAGATTTATTAGATGCTAAAGCTCTTTTTTGCATTTCTTTAACTTCAGGAGGGTAAACATATTTTTGCTTAAACCATTCTGCCAATTTTTTAAGCATTTTCAGCCTCCACAAAACAAACATCTTGCCAACTCATGACAAGATATTTAACGCCATTTTCTTCGTATTTAAAGTATTTAAGATATTCTTCGCCTGGATCATCGTTCATAGTGCCAAAGCGGATTCTTGCGCCTACTTCGATAGGCATATCTTCTCTGCGACCATTGGGAAGCTTTTTGCCAGGCCCTACGGCTATGACAGTTCCCATATTTTCTACTTCTTTGTTATCAATAATCAATACTGTAGATAAAACCCTTACATCAGGCTTTACAACAATTTTGTCTGCCATTGGCTTTAATTTCATGATTTTTTAGGCCTTCCTCTTTGTTTTTTAGGCTCGGAGATCAATACTGGCTCAGTCATGGCTTTTACTAAAGCATCTAAAGACAAGCTTTCTTCAGAAAGCACAAATTCCCCACACCATCCATTGGATGAGGTATTTATAGAACTAGGGTATCTGTGACAAAGCCCCATGCTTCTATCGCCTAAAGAAAAAAATCGACAAGAATTACAACATTCTTTATCGTTTATATCAGCCATCAAATACTCCGATTATTTGGTTTGGTCAGAAAGCCCTAGTGTTCCTTCACCATTAGGGCTTTCGCTTTTTTACTCTTTGCGTTCGTACTGATCTTCAGCGTAGTAAGAAGCTCGCTTGTGGTCATAGCAGATGCCAGCAGTACGGCCTGTATTGAACTCTTTGTCAGAGCCAATAGCATCTTCTTTGCCCATAGCTACACCGCCACGATGCGATTTTTCCATGCGTTCACCTGACATATCTGCTTTACCAGCAGATTTAGGCACTACTACGCCTTTTGCTGGAACACCAGCAGTTGAATTTGGGTTTGTTGTTTTGCCCATTGCCATAATAAAAATCCTTTTAGCTAAAAAGTCTGCAAAATTGCAGTTCCTTAATTTTAGGTTGATTCTAAGCCATGTCAAGCATTTTAATAAGCCTGATTGCGGCATCAACAGAATCAATTCTACTAACTGGGCCGCCTCTCCAGTTTTGCATAAATTTAATCTGAGGCTCTGTATAAGATGCCTTTTCATCACGCTTAATTTCGCACAAAACGCTGTGTTTTTTATATCCAATCAAAATATCAGGGCAACCCTCCCCAACTCTAGAAAGGTTCAATACAGAAGCCCCTAAAGCAATAAAGGTATGAATTATTTGGTTTTGGTTGGCATCAACCCTGCGTTTGTAATAGGTCATTTGTTTTTTTTAAGAGATCTTCTTCAGAGTAGCCCCAGTAGCGACTAAATGCCTTTTTTCCAATTTGGTGAACTGCGGCAGGGCCAAGCCTGTGATGCCAGGCACAAAGTGCAATGCAGGGTGAAAGGGCTCTAGGATTGCCAAATCTGCGTATGTGATGAATTTCTGTTGGTGAATCGTCTGTTTTAATTTCATTTTGTCTGCACAATATACAGCCCAATCGTGCCAGTTTTGCATAGCGTTCTTTTTCGGCTTTGTTCATTAGAATGGTTCAGTTAAATCAACATAATTGAATAATTCTTTAGGAACATCGTAATAAGCCTCATGTTTAAAATTGTCCTGCAATTCTACTGTGTCAAAGCTTAAAGTTTTATCGCCCATGATCCAATAAGCATGAACCATATCTTGAGTTAAAGCAAAAAATAGCGTTTTTGGCACTTCAAGCATGTGTTTTTTTCTGACAGGAACATGGACTGTAGGATAAGGGCATGGATTCCATTGCCTGACTTCAACTTCCGCATAACCTACTTTTTTTCCGTTTTTATACAAAATTAGGTCAGTTCCATAAATATCAGGATTATCAACAGCATCCACATTCCATTTCATTTTTAACCATGCTGTAACTGCGGCCCTGGCTGGAGGATCGTATTTGTCATGCAAATCTTGGTCAAATTTTTTAATCTGCATGGGCAATATCTTCAAGTTTTAAAACATTTTCTACTAAATCATTGGCAATTTGATAGGCAGAATCTCTATCTTGAGCAATCATTGCCTTGTAATAAGCTTCCAAAAGGTGTTTTGCATTTAAAAATGGCTGACTGAAATCTCTCATTTACATATTTCCTTGTCTACGATTGGAGGATAAAGTGCGCCAAATATCAATAATTCGCATTTCATGATTGCGCTGGTTATCCAGGGTTTTAAAGTTTTTAAAAGCATCTGCATAAGCTTTAACTGCTTCAGCGTATTTAACGCTTGATAGAGCCGTTGCTTCTCTTTCTGCTACTGTGCCTTCAGCTAATAGAAAAGAATGGCTCTTAGCCTGTTTTAAGCCTTCCTCAAGGTATTTAACTTGCCCTGCCCAAGCCGCATGGCTTTCATCTGTGCTGGAAAGCTTAATTAAAGCTTCTTCTACCCTGTTTTCAGTTAATTGTTCTAAATTCATTTCCATTCTCCTTTTTCGTCAGCCCTATTGCCTTTAGTCCATTGATCCTCAAAATCTCTAATTAATTGCCAACCCAGTTTATCTTTGTATTTGCTCATATATTCCCTGTAAGATCTAAGCCCCCATTGCTTTCGCCACAAAATAAGCTGGCGGACAGCGCATTGATGTCTATAGGTTTCCTCTTTCATAATCATTTATTCGGCTACCAATCCATTTCATTACAGGAACAGCCATTGAATTGCCTAATGCTTTGTACCTGGGGCCGCTTGGGCAGTTTTCTTTAATGTTTGTGTAATTGTCAGGAAAGCCTTGCAATCTTTCACATTCAACCTCAGTAAGTCTGCGAACTGCCATGTCTTTTGCAACTCCATGAACATCAGTCACATTTAAAGTAAAAGACTGTTCTTCTTTATATCCTGATCCATTAGCATTTTGGCTAGTAGCTCCAGCACCTTGCAAAGCATAGGAAACACATGGCACATTATTGCCGCCAGTTCCCATAAAAGATTGCAAAGTATTGCTAACTTTGTCAAATACTCTAGCCCCATCTCTGCGACTATTTTCAAAAGCAATCATGTTAAATCCATCTGCTCTGCTGTAGTCGTTACAAGTTGTTTGGAGGCAATTAGCAATGCTTGGTACAAATCCGCTGGAAGCTTCTTTTCTCTCTTTTCTGCTCTGTTTAGTATTCCCTGACAAGCTTTCGGACTCAAATAATACTTTTGCGGCAGATTCCCAGTTTCCAAGACATCCGACAACAAACACTCTTTTTCGTCTTTGTGCGACTCCAAAGTATTGAGCATCAAGCACCCTGTAGGCCCACCCATAGCCGAGTTCGCCCAACGCTGTGAGGAAGGAGCTAAAATCCCTTCCTTGATTGGAACTAAGGACACCTGGCACATTTTCCCAAACGCACCACTTGGGTCTAAATTTGTTAAGAATTGCAACATAGGTAAGTGCAAGGTTTCCTCTTGGGTCATCAAGCCCTTTTCTGAGTCCTGCAACGCTAAAGGCTTGGCATGGCGTTCCTCCAACGAGTAAATCCAATCTATTTGTTCCAAAATTCCACTCCTTAAATTTAGTCATATCACCTAGATTTGGCACATCAGGATAATGGTGCGCCAATACCTGGCTTGGAAATTTCTCAATTTCACTAAAAGCCAATGGTTTCCAGCCCATATCATGCCAAGCGACAGTTGCCGCTTCTATGCCTGAACAAACGCTTAAATAGTTCACGCAACTTTCCTTTTTTCACGCTGGGCCACAATAAAATTACGCATTTCGTAATAACTGTTAAACCTAGATTTTGCAGGATCTCCACATTCAGCCCTATAAGCCGCTTCAATTTGCTGTTCAGTACCTAAAGGCAATTCCTTGTTTTCAGGAGCTTGAGCTATAACCACTTCATCTAACCAATGCTGACCTTTGAGCCAGCGTTCAGGATCTTTCCTAAACTTGTTATCAGGTTTAGCGGCTGAATCTGCCAAAGCTTTGGAAACAATGATTTTGACTAATTCTTCATCAGGTTTGATTTTTAACCATTGCTTTATCGAATTAGGTTTACCAACCTTTTTGTTATAAGCATTCCAAAATAAATCAAAGCCGATAGGCGATATATGTTTTTTAATGGTTCTTGGTTCTTGGTTCTTGGTTTGCATTGGGGAGTGATTAGGTAGGGGAATGGGGGGGCTATCGCTACCCTTATGCCAACGCAATGCCGCACCTTTCCTGCCCCCATCTTTCATGGCTTGGTACTTAGCTATTTCAGCATCTGCCCTTTTGTTATGCCAGGCATTATCTTCATATACAAAAAATTCATGAAGCAAATTACCCACAATTTCAAAGCTAGAACGCACTTTTCGAGCCAATTTAGCCGTATCTGTAAAAGGTTCTTCAGTTTGGTAGTAAAGGTCAATCATTCGCCGATAAGCCAAATCTTCTTCATCAGTAAGATGGCTGGTATGGCTCAAATAATCGCCTATGTGAAACGGATAAAAGTTCACTTTTAATCCTTTTTGAATAGGTCAGGTCTGAGCATTTCTCTAGTTAATTTGTAGTTTGTAAGCTCCTCAATAGCCTTCAAATACTTAAATGGAATGTTGCTTTGCCCCCATAGATACACAGTATTTGGCTTTAAATCCAGCTTATCTGCCAGGTCTTTAAGGCTTCCAAACTCAATTTTTAGTAAGTCCATCGGATTCATGTAATTCCTTTCATGTTTTCGCTATACTACCATCATTCTTTGGAAAACATCAATATTTCATTGAACCTAGGGAAACCACCTATGAAAATAATTAAAAAAACTGTTGCAAAGCTTAAAAATGGTATATACTGAATCCAGTTCAACAAGTGATGAAGGGAAATAAAAAATGAAAACAGAAAAAGAATTTAACCAAGAATCAAAAAGATTAGGCCTGTGGTCTGATCCATGCGTTGCTTTAAATGATGCAGAACCTTTTGAAGGCCAAGAAAACTATTGGGAATTGGCTTTCAATTGTTTACAACAAGGTGCGGCTTTTCGTCTTACAGAAGCTGGTTTGAATCCAGCAGATTTTGGTATTGATTATTAATTGATGAAGGAGAAAGTGATGAAAAAAGTAATTATTGATGTAGTAGGAACAATTCTTTTAGGTGTATTGTTAGCCGCCATTTTTGTAGGAGGTATCTAACATGGGTATAAGCCGCCACGATGCCTATTACGAACCTGATGATTACGATGATCGTTCAGATGAAATTGAATCTCGCACCTGGGAACTTATGAAAATTGGTGCTGAATACGATTACAGAACTTCAGGAGCTATATCTGAAGCTCTAAGTGAAATGAGTGTTGATGATGCCAAAGCTTTACAAGATGTTATTGATTCAAGCAACTATGAAGCTTTAGGCCGTAAAGTAATCAGCATGGCCTGTGATTACATGGAACGCTTTGCCAAAAATGCCGCAGAATCCGAAATTAACGATTAAAGAAAGTGATGACTATGAAAACATTTAACGAATTACGCACAATTAATGTAAACGAGCATACAGAAAAGAAAGGTAAATTTACTTACCTATCTTGGACATGGGCCGTAGACCAACTTTTACAGAATGATCCTACAGCTACTTGGACATTTGGAGAGCCAGTTTACTTTGCGGAAAGTTTGATGGTTTTTTGCACAGTAACAGCGATGGGCAAATCCATGACTTGTCAGATGCCAGTTATAGATTCTCGGAACAAAGCTATACCTAATCCAAATGCAATGGATGTAAATACAGCTATGATGCGCTGTCTTACAAAGTGTATCAGTCTGTTTGGTATTGGGCTATACATTTACGCTGGTGAAGATTTGCCTACAGAAGAACCAGTTGATCTTAGAGAACAAGCCGACATTTGGTGTTTGGCTATTGATAAAGCGGAGAATATTGATGAACTCAAAACAATCTATGGTAACGCCTATCACCAACTCTCAAAAGATAAATCAGCAGTCGCTAAGATTTCAGCCGCCAAAGATGCCAAAAAAGCCCAGCTTGGAGCTTAAAGTTCTATTTGACTCAATACTTAGAAAAGAAAAAGAAGCTAGAAAATGAGAACTTTTGAAATAAATATTGCAATATCAGAAGATGGAATCAAACCAGCTAAAAATGTTTTTTATCAAGAATATTTTGATGAATTTGGAACTAAAACTCGTGAAGTTATAAGAGTTGTAAATGATTATTCTCCTGACAAGCCTTTTAGATTAAAAGAACCTGTATTAACAATAGAAACATTAAATGGCTTTACTACTGATGCTCGTGCAATGGCAGATCAAACTGGAGCATCATTAAATTGGGAACTTTTAAAACTTTTAAATAAATGGATTGATAACAATTTATGACTACATTTACAACAGAGGATAGGCTGGCTGTTTACAAAGACCTTGAGCAAGGCACACAGGAATGGCTAAAAGTGCGCCTAGGCAAAGTAACGGCTAGTGGTGTAGCCGATGTATTAGCCAAAACAAAAACAGGCGTATCGGCTTCTAGAGTCAATTACTTAATCAAGCTGGCTATTCAGCGAGTAACTGGTGAAATTGAAGAAGGGTTTACAAATGATGCAATGCAATGGGGAAAAGACCACGAAGCCCAGGCTAGAGTTGCTTACGAAGTTACATCAGGCAATTTTGTCGATCAAGTTGGGTTTGTGGATCATCCTAGCATCAAGTGGTTTGGTTGCAGTCCTGATGGCCTTGTTGCTGATAATGGTCTTGTGGAGATAAAGTGTCCTAATTCAGCAACTCATTGGTCTTATATAAGACAGGATGGGCCACCAACCAAATATTACATTCAAATGCAAGCGCAGATGGCTTGCACAGGCAGAGCTTGGTGCGATTTTGTATCTTTTGATCCTAGGATGCCTGAACGAAGCAAACTATTCATTAAGCGAGTAATGCGAGAAGATGATTACATTGCTGAAATGGAAGCAGAAATAAAGCAGTTCCTTGATGAAGTGGCAGTAGAAGTTAATCTAATGAAAGGCAGTTAAAAATGGCAATTAAATACTATGTAAAAGCCCCTGTTTCGGAATATACCGATAAAGATGGCACAGCTAAAAAGCGTTACCAAACAATCGGCATCGTCACCGAAACCAAAAAAGGCGATTTAATGATTAAGTTGGAAATGATTCCATTCTTAGGTCTTAAAGAAGGAACTTTATGGGCATATTTAAATGTTCCTGAAGATAAGCCACAAAGCCCTTCTTTGCAACAACTTGACGATGATGTTCCCTTTTAAGGAGTAAGTGATGAAAAAAGTAATCGGAGCTTTTTTAATAACAGGATTAGCGGCTTGTGCAGGACCTGGTGGAGTTAAATATTCCAGCGATGCCGCCCCTCAAACGCTAATTATTGATCCAGCAGTCCAGGCTTTATCTAGACAAGAAACTATTCAAGCCAGTAAGGAGTGCGAAGCTGGCGGAATGCAACCTATGTTAATTTATGGCAAAAGAAGGATTGGAAACGATGCCGTTAGTAAAGATATTGTTGTGGAAGTTCTTTGTGTAACACGCTGGGACATATCTAATAGAAAGCGTAATGATGACTAGGGAAAGAATGGCTTTTAGCCTTTTAAGGCTGATGATTGCTCATGATTGGAAATTTGATGTTTCTGAAAAAGATTGGGACACCCAAGCTGTAGAAAGGGCATTCCGTATTGCTGATTTATTTATTAAAGAAAGCGAGATTACAAATGTCTAACGAACATATTTGGACTGCGGCTGGAACTGATATTACAATTCGATGGAAAATGCTTGGATGGATTGCTCCATCAGAAATTCAAGAATACAGAGATAAATGGAAATATTTTCAAAATTTACCTTTAAGACAACTTGATGATGCCGCCAAAGAGCAATATGAACAAGTTTTAAGAAAAGCTAAAGTACTAAGGATCAAATAATGGCAACCAAAAAATTAACAGTAAAAGTTCCAGCAATTAAGGAAAAATCAGGCAAAGTTATTGTTGCGCCTTCAAAAGCCTACAGCCATGACGAACTTAAAAAAATGGCTGGCAAAGAAGCTAAACACGCTAAACATGAATTTGAACTTTCCAATGGTCGGATTGTTACTAGAAAAGTAGCCGCCAAAGTTGCTGAAAAAGCTAAAGAAGTTCCAAAATCTGTTGGTAAAAAACTACACAGCCATGACCTGAGAAGGGCAGAAGGCATTAAAAAGAAAGTGATGAAATGACAGAAGAAAAGATTCCATTCGGAGGAAGCATGAAAGTTCCTTCAGATCCATGCGAAGAAGCTTTTTTTGCACTTTATCCTGATTTCTTTTATGAAAACTCTACTGCACTTAATCTTTGGATTCAAGCCTGGCAAGCGGCCCTTTATTGGGTACAAGAAGATACTCCAAGAATTCAGCTTTTATGAGAAAAAAGAAAATTCGTATCACCTATGAAACTAGGTATAAAGAATTGCTAAAAGAGTATCAAGGAGCTTTGGATAAAATGGGTAAGCAAGCAATCAAAATCATTAAACTCCAAAAGCTCCTTAGAGAAGCACATGAAATCATGTTAAAGCACATGGATTTTAAAGATTAAGCGGCAGTTAAGCCGACAATCAAGGATGCAACAAGTAAGGATTTTTTCGGCTTTCCGCCTTACAGCTAACAGTTGCCAAATTGATGCCGCTATCTTTGCAATATATCTATTGCTTTGTGGATTCGATTAATACGATCATCAAGACCTACAGTTCCGCCATTAATGCGTTTAGTCATGGTAGTCCAATCTTCCTGGTCAGCAAGGGCATTTAAACCTTTTTTGTTCCAAAACCATCCAGCGGACATACAAGCCCATTCAGGATCTATTAGAAGCTCAGGATGCTCTGCAAAAGGTTGTCCTAGAGCTTCCCCACATACAGTTACATTAGAACGCCCAGTAAGCTGAAAAATGCCTCTGCCATGAAATTTAAAACCATCGCCATCTTCAGTATTGCCTAAATCGGCTCTGCCGACATAAACTTTGTTAGCTAGTTTTTCAGGATTATTCGCATATTGATTAGCCACATCCAAATTAGGAAATCTGCTGGGCCAAACAGCCATAAGTCTAGAAGCTGAGTATGAAAGTCCTTCTTCAAGGTTTTTGAAGTTATTAGATTCATGCTGTGCTTGTCCTATAAAAGCCGCTTGTCTTGTAGGAGTATCTATGCCGTATTTGGCAAAAGTGTCATTTAACGGCTTTAGCCATTTTGCATCTATGCCAAGGGTTTGTAATTGTTCGCTATTCATTTGAACCTATTTTTATGCCTGTAATTAAACCAATAAATCCGCCAGTAATTGTTTGTGCAAGTGGGCCTACTATTTCAAATAATTTGTTGTTGTCTATTTTGTCAATAAAAAAACCAGTAACAAATACAAAACACATACACAAAAGAATTAATGCCAATGTATAGCAAGCTATTAAAGTTACTCTTTGGGCTAGTTGTTCATTACTCATTTGGGGCTTCCTCCAGGCAATCCTAAAACCCAATGGTATTCATTTGATTGCATTGTATTGCTCATAACAGGCTTGTAAAGCTACATTTATTTTGTCTGCTCTTGCAGATTCCCTGACAAGAAATTCTGCATCTTCAGCATAAAGCTGGCTTCCGTTACATCCTTTGGAAGTTGCTCCATTGTTGGTTTCTGCGGAACGGCTGGTACGCTTACGCAACTCACCAATAGCATCGACAAGCTGAGTATTAATATTATTGATTTTTTCATCTTTTGTTTTCCTAATTGCATCTGTTTGCTGTTGATAATCATGCTCTTTTTCACGAATTACTTTTTCAGCTTTATTTTGCTGATAAGAGCATCCATTTACAAATCCTCCGCAAAATAAAGTGATAACAATTATTGCGTAAATTGCATAAATATTAATTCCAAACATTAAACAATCCTTGGGCTAAATGCAAAAGTGGCTGGATAATCATGAATCAAAGCAGTATTGTCATGCCATTGGTCAGGAGTAATAAAAGCAGGGTCTACCAATGCTCTGATATTCCAGCCCAAATTTAAATACAGCGTTTTGCCAAAAATTGGTTTAAAAAGTACATATTGAAATAATCCATGCCCTTTTACAAGCAAATGCCCAGGATGGCTTTCATCACAATGTAAATCGCCTGAATAGCTCATGCCTGTAGAACCATCAAAAGTTTTTACGGCAAAGCCATAAAAAGGATTACGCCAAAGCCAATGAACTCTAGACCACCAGCAAGGATGAAAATTTTGTTGAAAACCAGCATCTCCATCCAAGCTATTATCAGGAGTTTGAAACCAAGAAAGTAATTTTATTAGCCTTGGGCCTACAGCTTTTGCGCTGGCATTATTTACCCAGCCCATTTCATCTTTTTTAAATAGAACTATTACAAGAGCTAAAGGATAAGTTAAAACTGTACCAATCAAATTAATGATTACTAAAAAAGGATAAAGTAAATAGCTCATATTAATTAGGTTCTGATCCTGATAATTGTTTTCCAGCGACTGATGCCGCACCGCTTCCTGATACTATTCCTAATGCCCCAGCTAATTCAGTCAAACTAATTTCTTTTCCTGCATAAATTAAATAAATAGCTGATGCGCCGACCAATAAAAACCCTAGCATCCATGCCCATTTTGCAATGTCATGAGTTTTATTGTCTTTGCCAGTAAGTATATGCGTAAATATATCGCCCATTTATATAACTCCTAATACAAATTTTAACCACAATGTAACTATTAAAGCCGCTATAAAACACCAAATTTGAACTCGCCTAACTTCTTTTAAATCATGTTGATATTCTTCATTGGCTTTGCGTTCCATGTTTTCAATATCCAACTTAATTCTTAATACAGATTCCCATTCTTTTGCACCATATTGCTTTACAAATTGTATTTTTAAATTTGCTTCTTCATCAGATATTTGCTTCTTATGCTTCCATTCTTCAAGAGCCTTTACTAATGCTCTTTCTTTTTTTAAATCCGCTTCTCGCTTGGCCCTAATTCTTTCTCTAGCTTTTTGCTGTGCTACCTCTATGCCATCTTGCTGTATTCCTTCTATGCTTTTAGATAAGCTTTTGCTGGCTTCTCTGCTTGCATTTAGGCTACCGCTAAGAGTCTTTGCTCCTTCGGATAATCCAAATGGGTCTGACATACATCATTTTTTTATAAAAACAAAGTCAGTAATAAAGCTAATTATTGCTCCACCTACTGAAGCAATGCCCATCAAAGCCCATAATGAACCTTTAGACCTTTCAGCCATAGCAATTAGTTCCTCAATTTTGAGTTCTAGCTTGTCCATCTTTTTGTTCATTTCTTCTAATTTTTTTTCGTTATTTTCCACAGTATTCCAAAGAACTCCGTAGCGAACTGGATCTAACTCAAAGGACATAATTTGCTCCATTAGGTTTTCATTATGTAAGCTAAAGAATAATATAAAGGAGTATTAGTTCCTGTGCTTGTCATAACACCTGAAGAAGCAAATCCACCAGCCGCATTTACTGAGAATGTATTTCCTGAACCAACAACAAAACTGTCTTGTAGATTTGGAGTGCCATTAGAGCCGTTACATAATACATAGCCACTTGGAACAGCAGAAATAGCTCCTGACCATACTAAAATTGCTCCGCTTGGCACATTGGCTAAAGCCGCAGAAGAAGGAATACCAGCAATATTGTCATAGGTGTAAAGCGTTACATTGGCGGCAGTTGCCAATACAAACTTATAAGAAACACCTGAAGTAAGCCAAATTTCTGTTGGAGCTACGCCATTAGTTCCCAAAACAATAGGATTAGCACAAGCAATAGATCCATCTGCGCTTGTATAGGAAGTTAATGGAGTTGTAGAGCCAGCCTGGTATGTATAAAGCAATCCACCAGCTAAAGGTAAATTGTCTAGCCCCAAGAATGGAGTCATGGTATTGCCAATAGGCGAAAGTAATACAGTCATTATTGTTTACCTTTTTGCAAGTATTGAGTTTCGTAAGCTAATGGCAATTTACCAACGCCAAGTTTAGAAGGAGCTTGTAACAATGAACGCAAAGGAATGTTTTGAACTCCTTCTCTTAAATATTTGCCAGCCGCACCTTGAGAAGTTAATGCTTTTTGTAGCAATTTTGGAGCAACATAAGCACTTAAACCAAGTTTTGCCGCAGTTCCAATATCGCCTTCTTTTGCATAATCAGCCATAGCTACAGCAGTAGGAATGGCGGCTTGACCAGCCAATCTAGCGGCAGTTCCGCTATTAGGCATTTTTTCAGGTAATACATTTTTACCAGCAGAAGCTAATCTAGCTAATTCAGGATCATCTTGATAAAAAGCATTGCGTTTTGATTTGGTTGTCAAAGAGTTATAAAGTTTAGATGCACTAACATGGCCTTCAGGATCTTTAAGGGCAATATCTTCAATCTTTTTCATATTGCCGTATTGCTTGTTAGTTTGCTTTAAAAGCTCTAAATCGTCTTTGTTGCCAATCTTTTTAATGGTATTGGAAAGACCTTCAAACAATTTTTCTCTTAACTCACCAGCATAATGACCAGCAGTTCCGCCTTGGGCTTCCATAGCGGCTAATTGTTGTTTTATGGCTTGATATTGTTTGCCATCTAAATGGCCCATGTTTACTTTGGATTTGTCCAAAATATCATTAACAATATTGGTAATTCCTTTTTGTCCTTCAGGCATAACTTTTTCTGAAGATTCTTTTAAAGATGTTAATTCTTTTTGAAAATCTCTTGTAACTCTTACGCCATTTCTACCAAACAAAGCATCATAATTATCACCAAGCCTTGTCTTAGCGTTTTTCAATACTTCAGGAGTAATGCGTTCAGCATCTTCACCCATAGTTCTTGCAATAGCTTTTGTATAGGCATTGTTTTGCATTTCTTCAAAAGCATGGCTTCCGCCACCAGTAAAAGGATTATCAGAAGTTAAACGCTTGGCCCAACCCATTACTTTAGATCCAGTTTCTTGAGCTAAATCAAGAGGAACGCCAGCATCTTTAAGAACTTGAACGCCTTTTTCAGCTTGTTTGCTAAGATTTTTGACTATTGGTTGAGCAACTCTACCAATAGCATTTACAGCAGTTTGACCTAATGCTCCAGCAGTTCCGCCGCCAACAGCATTCATAACTCGGCTTTCGCCTTCTCCTACAGGTTGTGCCGCACCTAATACAGTTCCAGCACCAGCAGTTTTAAGAATTGTTCCGCCTGGCAATACAAGAGCTTGACCAATATCACCAACAATATTTCCAGCCGCACCAGCAGGAGTAGATGTGATTGCGGCATTTTCTTCACGCAATTTACGAATTTCTTCAGGTCTTTGAGCCGCCGCTTCTTCAGCAGTAGGCAATCCAAGCTTTTGACCAAATTGGCTAATTACATCACCAATTGCAGTTCCTTTGAGCTTTTTCTCCAAAAACTGTGCTGGCAAATCTAAAGCTTGACCAACTCCAGTTGCAGTTGTTTTTCCTGATTGCAATATGCCTTTACCAAACAATTCTTGATTAGACATATTAGAAGTGTCTGTTTTTGCAGAATCATTCCATTGAATATCTTGTGGATTTGGTGAAGATACAGTTACAGAGCCTTGTGGCTCATTCATATCTGACCATTGAATGTTTTCAGGATTAACTTTTAACTTTGAATTTACCTTTTGCAAGTAATTTCTAGTTTCCTCATAAGGAGCATCTTGACCAGCCGCAACAGCTTTTCCTGATTTTGTTCCGCCGTTGTAATGGGCTAAAGCCGCTTGAACGCTTCCATATTCTTTTAAAAGATCAGATAAATAACGAGCCGCACCATGAGCCGCACTTACTTTGTCATTTACATCAACATTGTAAGCTTTTGCTGTGTCAGGCATAAATTGAAAGCTACTTCTAGCACCTTTAGGGCTAACTGCGGAATTATAACCGCCGCTTTCCACTCCTTCAACAGAGCTTAAAAGACCTGATGGAAGTTTATATTTTTCTTCCAATGAAGTGTATAAATTATCCATTATTTATATCCAAGAGTTCCATCATCATATTGGACTACAGTTCTGCCTGTCGCTTTATCAACGCCTTCTCTTACAACTTTTCGGCCTGACTTTGTTGTTTCTGTTTTGTTTTCAGCTTTACCTTCAGCTTTCTTTTCTTCAGGAGTTAAATACTTTTGACGAAGATGTTGTTGTACTTCTTGAACATGAGTTTCAGGATTAAATTTGCCTTCTTTTTTCTGTTTAAGCAAAAATTCAGTTTCATCAAAAGTTTTTTGATTAATCTTTTGGGTAAATTTAATAAATCGTTCTAATGCTCTTGGATCAGTTCCAATGTCAGGATTATCTCTAATGTATCTATTGATAGATTCAGCAGTTCCAGGATTAGATGTTGCGCCTTGAATGACCGCTTGAGTAATAAATTTCTGAGCAGATTGAACAGCAGATAAATCTCCGCCAGCAATAGAATCCACAACAGATTGAGGAAGATTAGCCGCTTGCGCCCACTTAGCGATTTCAGCAAAGTTTTTAGTTCCAGCACCGCCTTTGACCAATTTAAGTAATTGTTCAGCTTCGCCTAAACGCATATCAGTTTCTAATGCAGAACTATTGCGTTGATTCAAATCTTTAATGTAATCTGTAGTTGTTAATGCGCCGCCAGCAGTAGGATTAGCTCCGCCAGGTGCACCAACTTCTTGAATAGTGCCTTTTGCTTTATTAACCATAACTGTTTGACCAGCCGCATTTTTTTCATATTGAGGCTGATTTTGCTCTGCAATATTAAGTGCGCCAGCCAATGACTGAGTTGCTCTTTTTAAAAGCTGTGGGGCTTGTCTTGGATCTTTAAGAATGCTGTCATTAAAATCATGAACATATTGCATTGCATCAGCTTTGCTCCAACCTCTAGAAATAAGACCTTGTTTTACTTCATCGCCAATATCATAAAGCCCATTTTGGATAGATTTTAATTGGTCAGGAGTGGCATTTTGATCTATTTTTCCAGCGGCAACAATTCTTTCATCTGATCCATAAGGAGCAAGAATGCTATACATTGTTCCCATTTTTTCATTGCCAAGCTGAATATTTGCTTTATCAGCTTCAGTTTGCGCTTTTTGAGCATTAGCTTGTGCCGCTTGAACATCAGCACCATAAGTAGCTTTTGCCTTTTTTAAAGCTTGCTGTGAAGTGTTTATTTGTTGCAATTCAGCCATTGTGGACAATGGGTTTGCATCTACTGTAGGGCCAACTTGACCGCCACCATAAGTAGGAACGGCTGGCATATTTATTTGAAAAGCCATGTTTTTATCCTAATTTGAAGAAGTTGCCAATGTTCTTTATTGCGCCGCCAATACTTGTAGAATCTCCATTAACAAAATCACTTAAAGCATTTCCAGCAGTATTGTATTGAGCCATTGTATTTTTAGCGGCGGCATTTCCAGCATTAATATTTGTGCCAGCTAAAGTATTGCCTAATGCAGTATTGAGGTTTGCTTGATTTTGAGCCTGGTTAATATCTAATCCAGCTTGAGCAGATCCATAACCACTTTGCAATCCTGACAAAGCAGTAGTTGGTGCGGCGGCTACATTTGAAGTGCCAGTTAAATTACCAAAAATATTTTGTCTTTGAGTTTGATAATTGTTAAAAGCTTGTTGATAAGCATTTTGAGCAAAATTACCTACATTTGACTGTAATCCTTGCAAAGCATTTCCGCTTAACATACCACCACCTACATTGGCGGCGGCATTAGTTGTTCCTGTTAATTGACCTTTTAAAAAGTCATAATTAGGAGCAAGACCATTCAGTAAATCTTGGGTAGTAAATTGGTGAGTTCCATAACCTGAACTAATCAAATCACTCAAAGCATTGTTAGAAGTATTGGCTAAATTGCCATAAGATTGCAAAGTGCCAGTAGCCACAGGATAAGCTTGTGTAAGCCGATCACGAGCATTGTTATAGCCTTCCATAATCTGCTGGTTGGCTTGACCATAGCGTTGATTAAGAATGCCATTAGCATTGGAATAGCCTTGCTGTTGCTGGCTATTTGCCTGATTCCCACCAATGATATTGCCAACGGCTGATACTATTGAGCCCATGTTTTCTCCTAATGCCTAATTATCGGTTCTTGCAACAATTTAGTAAATACTTTGTCTATTGGTTTGCAACCTAAATATTTGAATAAACTTGAATTATCAAATTCAAACTTAGTGCAATACAACACCAAATCCACGCCCATAGCTTTTAAATGCTCTTGGGCAAACTTAAACATCTTAATTCCGTTATGACCTTTTCTATATTCAGGCTTTAAAAAGTAAATATCTTCATGAGCCGTTAAACAGTTTTTGGAATGAATATGTGGCATAACAAAAAATACAATATAGCCAATCAATTCATCGCCATCTTTTGCTGTCACAAAAACTAACTTTCCAGCCCTATAAATTGATTCATAAGTATCAAAATCTAGGTCTAGAGGAAATTCTTTTAAAGTTTCAATTTCATCATAATGATCCACAGAAAGTGCCTTAAATTTAGGCAAATTCTCCATCCAATCATCTATTTTATAAGTAATCATGGGTTGTAATATGGAACTTTATAGGGTTTACCCTCAATCGTAACATTCATAAATCCTGCTGGGTTTGCTGGCAAAGTTGCTGAACCAGCAGTCGCAGTAGTCGCAGAAGTGTTATTCATCAAATTAAGGAAAAATTGAATCCAAGCCCTAGTTGGCCTATTAATAGGCTGTGGCTCTAAAAAATCAGTTTGTGGCAATGGATTGTTGGTATTGCCAGCAAAGATTTGATTAGCCATTAATTTTCTCCAACAGAAGCTTTAAGGTTAGCAGAAACAATAACAGCCTTTACAGGATCAGTTACCACTACTTCAAATATCTTGTCCCTTGACCAGCCTAAACGCCTCCAAATGGAACGATGCTTATATTTGCCTTGCTGTCCTATTTCTTGCCAATATTCTTTTGACCAGGTAGATCCACCATCATTAGACCAACGAAGCATGGCTTTAGGATTGTAAAGAATATCTTTTGAATTAAGCTGACCAGCATTGCCTAATACATCAATTTGTTGCATTCCAATAGTCAAAGGAGTATTAAGGGGAATAGTATAAGGATTGCCTAAATAAATATTTCTATCAACAGAAAAGCCGTTGATACCCACTCCTGGCTGAAATTGAATCTGCAATTCATCAAAATACTGCCTTTGAAGATCAGTTACCAAATGAGGAGCTCTACGCAATCTGCGTATTTCTCCGCCGTTATCTGTATAAACAGCTTGATCTAATTGATAAAGATTGCCATTTTCCCAATCTCCAACAACTACAACTCCTTGGAAAACTGCCGCACAGTTACTACGATGTCGATGATAAACATTATTGCTATCTACCCAAAGCCACTTATGCCATAAATTAGTTGTAAAGTCATAAGCCCAAGTAATATCAATTGTTGGGAAACTTACTACATAAACTTCATGGCCTTCTAGTTGGTATGTATATGCTACGGCATCGGCTGTATATTGGTCTAAAAGGCTATTTTCTACAGCATGAGTAGAAATACGCTGTGGAGTATAACCATTCATTAAAACAATTTGATTCAAACCACGAATATTTTGTGAAACATAAGCAAAAGCGTTTCCAACTCTAGCAACAGAATAAGGAGCTACGATACCTTGTTGGGTAGAGCTTCCTGGAATACGCTGATAAGCTAAAGGAAAAGTTCCTTGGTCTGACCATACTTCAGTAGATTTTTCACCCAAAAGGTAAAGCTGACCATTGTTTGCAATTAAAGAAACAAGGTTATCAGGAGAAGTGAATTTACTGCCAAAGCTTAAAGCCCTTGTAATTGGGCTAAGAATGTCAGAAACAGCAAATTGCTGGCTATTTGGTCTACTGTAAATAAAATAGTTATCATTCACATCCACTACAGTACCACCAGTAAAAGCACCATCTGTAGAAGGTATAATGCTAAATTGTTCTGCATACATTGTTTCAGAACTAACTGTTAATGAGCCGCCACTTAATATGTAAGTTCCAGTTCCGCCAGTTCCAGTTCCTAGAGCAGTAATAATGGTGTTTGTAGGTATTCCAGCACCAATAATAGTTGTTCCAACAGCCAAAGAACCATAGCTAACTGCTGTAACTGTAAGCGTTACAACTAAAGGAGATCCAGCAGAAGCTATTGACCCTGTAAATATGCAATATGGAGGATCAGTATTAAATTTTTCAGAAGCAATATTTTGAGAATTATTAACTGTCCATGTAAATCCTGATCCAGCAGTAATAATAGTTCCTGGAACTACTCCTAGTCCAAATACTTGTGAGCCAACAGAAATTGATCCAGCAACCAAATTAGAAACATTTAAAGTTGTTCCTGAAATGCTTCCTGTAAAAATGGTTGTATCAGGAGGTTCAATAAGCCATGAATAGCGATTTGCACCATCTACAATATATACATAAAGGCCATTATCAGTAATGCTTATAGGGCCAGTAGTGGTTTTTAATTGACCAATGATTGAAGATTGCCCATTGTAAGCAACAGAATAAACATATTCTCCGCATACAGCTATAAGCTGAGAACCACCTGAAGAAATTGTTCTCAAGCCTCTAACTGGTCTATTAGGCTGTAAATTAGTTAAAAATGATAACCCTGGCGTTGGATAAAGAGCAACAACAGCCCTTTCTCCAGGTTGTTTTGTAGGATCTATTTCAGGCCGCCAATTAATACATTCTTGGTCATCCTGATAGATAGAAGGGGCTGTGTAGGATGCTCCTACAAATCCAAAATCTGCCATTAGCCAGTAAATCCGCCATTAAGAATCCAACCAGCATCTTTGGCTCTGCCAACTAACATTTGAGTTGGATAAGAAGCAGATGCTACAGGCTTCATATTAGTACGCTTAATAGTAGCTTTTGATTGTGCGGCATAAGCATTAATCATGCCTATTTGTGTTGCAGATGCTTTTCCGTACATTGGCATTAATCGTTCAGCCAAATTCCATCTTAGACCCATTGAATAGCCTTGTGGCAAAACAATGGTGTCATATAAAGTTTCATATCTAGCAAAGATAGTGTTGGCAAAAAGGTGCATTTCGCCTTGTGCTGGATTAGGCCATACGAATAGATTGCCTTGATCCGCATTTGGGTTGTAATACAAAGCTTTAGGCCAAGGGCCATTTAGCGTTTTTAAACCAATTTGGTTATAGTTTTCAAGAGCCAAAATGCCTACTTGGTAATCCAAGCCGCCATTTAATATGGGCTGACCATTGCTGTTAGTATTAATACGCACATAAGCAGAATCAATAGTTAATGGCTTTTGATAGTAAAGAGTAATTGGAATAGGTATTACAGAGGCTGTCATAGCCTCACTACCAACAGTTTGGCTAACGCTTACTGTGTATGTACCAACTCCGCCGCTTCCGTTTAATATAGCCGTTATAGTCGTTCCTGAAGTAACACCAGTACCGCTAATTACAGAGCCTACCCCAAGATAGCCAGCAGTAATAGCAGTTACATTTAAAGTAGTACCTGAAATAGAGCCAGTAAATGCAGGAGCTACTGTAGTGCCAGGTATATTAAGCTGATAAGTACCTACTTCATTTACATTACCGCCAGCACCAGTTAAAAATTGAACTATTTTAGTTCCTGATGTAATTCCTGAACCTTTAAGGGTTTGCCCTAATGCTACTGCTCCACTAGAAATTCCTGAAACAGTAAGGATTTTTCCATTGATTGTTCCTGAAATTGCCGCACCAATGTAATTTGCTGTGCTTGGTGTAGGGCCAATAGTGTATTGAATTTGACCTGAAATAAGCGGAAATATGATTTCAGTCGTATTAAAGACCATCATGCCTTCATTTGACCATTGGTCAATAAGGTCATTAAGCATATCAAAAGCATCTTGAGCCGCTTCAGGAGTTGGAGTTTCACCAGCTTCTAATGCGCCAATGTCCTTTAATGCTCTGCTGATAATGTCAATGGGCTGAGTCATATTATTCCGTTAAATTTTGACTGTAAAAGTAGGCAATACCCACGGCTTTTTAAGCGATACAGGCTCTTTTGCTAATAATTGCTTTTCTAAATTATCCTCAATAATGCACTTTTCATCAATTATTGATTCGTTTTTTATCCAAGCAATTACATCTTTTTCAGTTGTTAAATCTTGCAAAAAATGAGTTTTATCTTTAAAAGTCCAATAGCCTTCAGTTTCTACTAAATTATCACCATCAATAGCTTTTACACCATATTTGACTTGGGTAATGACAGCATCTTGCTCAATGATGTCTAAAATTTTCCAAGTAAAAATCATGCTGTGTAACTACCTGAAGTTGTAAATTTCATTACAGTGTTAGAGCCATTAGTAGTTACAGTAACTGTACCGCTTGTAGTTCCTGTATAACTTGAAGTTGGTACAGAAAGATAAAATACTCCTGAACCACCATTAGAAGGAGTTTCACCACCAGCACCGCCACCGCCACCACCACCGCCGCCTCCAGTATTGGCAGAGCCTGAAGTATTATCGCTAACACCATTTCCATTTGCGCCATGACCACCGCCGCCAGTACCACCAGCACCGCCTCCTGAAGTTCCATACCAAGCCGCACCGCCGCCACCGCCAGCTAAATAAACTGAAGAACCAGTAATAGTTGTTGCTAATCCAACACCTCCTGCGCCTCCAGTATTTCCATCAAAAGATGCGCTTCCACCTTGTGCGCCAGCACCACCACCGCCGCCGCCACCTACACCAGCACTAGGATTATTTGGGGCTGAACCACCATTATTTCCTTGTCCACTAGTGCCTAAACCACCTGAATAACCTTTATTGCTTGCTCCACCACCTGAGCCGCCATCATTTGTACCACCAGCACCGCCGCCAACAGCAACAGCAATTCCTGTTAATTGTGAATTGTTACCTTGACCGCCTGATGAACCTCCAGCACCAAGAATTACGCTATAAGTAGTAGATGGAATTAAAGTAATTGTTGAAGTTAAATACCCTCCTGCTCCACCGCCACCATTTTGTGCCGCACCGCCGCCGCCTCCAGCAACTAAAACATATGAGCCTGTGTAACTTCCTTCATTTGAAGTTGTAAATTTTATCCATTGTCCAGCTTGATAACCTTCATAAAAACCACCGCCATCAGTATTAAAACGAATAATTCCAGTAGTAGGACTAGAAGTTCTTTGAGAAGAGTTACCTTTTGGAAGCTGTAATTGAGTAGTTCCAGTAATGGATGCTGTTCCAGTTACAGTTAAATTTGTAACAGATAAATTTCCTGTGCTATCTTGTAATAAAAGAGTTCCATTAGTAGCTGGAACAGTTAAATTTATTGTGCTTGCTGTATCAGCATTTGTTAATGTAACTGTGCCGCCTGAAGGAGCTAAAAATATTAGTTGCGACATAATTTATTCCTTAAATTACTTCTACCCAAGATTTAGAAGATTCTTGCCAGTTATATATTTTTCCATCTGTAGGATAAGCAATAGGAGCTTTCCAAGTCCAATCAGAATTATCTAAAATCCAACTTTCATAAGGCTGTGGCGCATAAAAAACATCATTAGATTGGTCATAGGTAAAACCAATACCAGCATAATTTCCACGCAAAGGTGTACCTCCAGCAGTATGTTGATTGCCTTTAGTGTTGTAGCTAGTTTGTATCCATTGACCTGGACTTGTATCTACAAATGTATTAAAAAAATCAGGTTCAGCAACAATAACTTGAGTTACTTTTCCATTCACCACTTTTGCAAAATGACCCATTTTAATTTCCTTTAAGCTGTATAAGTGCCGCTAGATGTATATTGAAGAATAGTGTTGCTTCCGCTTGTTGAAACAGAAGGAGAGCCTGTTGTAGTGCCTGTGTATTTAGCAGTAGGAATAGAAAGAATTACAAGTCCTGAGCCGCCATTTCCACCTGAAGTTACATATGCGCCAGTATAATTGCCGCCACCGCCTCCACCGCCTCCTAAATTTGCTGTAGCATTTCCACCATTACCTTGACTTGCGCCTGAACCGCCGCCAGTACCAGGACTTCCTAATGGGCCAGCACCTCCAGGCTGATAAGCTCCATGACCTCCAGCGCCGCCACCAGCATAAGATACAGCAGAACCAGTAATTGAAGATGAAATTGCTGAACCTCCATTACCGCTTGCGCCAGTACCTTGTGTTACATCTTGACCTACAGAACCAGCACCACCGCCGCCGCCTCCTTGAAGGTTTACACCACCACCTGAGTTATAGCCTAAACCGCCAGCGTAACCTTGTCCTGCAGTTCCACTACCAACAGTACCACCAGCACCTCCTGAACCTCCGCTACCGCCAGTTCCAGTTGCATTGTATGAACCATATCCACCACCAATAGCAGTAGCTATACTTCCGCTAATGCTTGAATTTGAGCCACTTGCAGAAGGATTTGA